CAAGAACACGTTGCAACTCGGCATTAATTTTAATCCTTACGTAACCTGCACCCTCTAATAATTCAAAATCATCCTCAGGATCATCTGTAGTTTTTTCCTGTGCAATATGCAAATAGCCATCATAAATATCTGTCCATTTCATATTCACAATATCCACACGACGTTGGGTTGTGAGCATTGCTAAATCAATAGCATTTTTTAGCCAATCAGGGGATACATTACGAATAGCTGTTAAGCCCTCTAATGTATGACGCTTACGTTGTTTAACTCTTAAGCGCTTAATTGTTTGTGCGGCTGGATTATCGACTATTAGCCCTTTACTAATCGCTAAGTCAAAAAGCTGTCTCAATAAACTACGGGTTTCGATACTGACTGATGCAGGAATACTATCAAGTAGCTCATTTACCATGAACAACGTAATTGATGAAAGAGCTACCTGATCCCACTTTGTGCACCGATTAAGGCCATTTTTATAACTTTTAATCGAATTTGCTGAAAGTGGTCTACCATCTTTTCGACGTTTCTCACTTAAAAATTTCTGTGCAAACTCTCCAAAAGTCACCTCACCAATCACATTAGAAACAAGATCGCTAGATGGCATTAAAAGATCATTTAATTTACGGGCTACGGATATAGCTTTCGCTTTGTCCGCACCCATCCCATGAAATTTTCCTGTTATAGGATGACGATATCGCCAAGTGTTTTTGCCACTTCTATATAAATTTGGTGGCAGATCTTTGTTTCTTTTAGCACGTGGTCTAGTCATATTTTATTTTAGCTCTCAAGCACGCGGTCAACCAAATCATTGCCAGTTCGTTTCTGGTAAGCTTCCCAGTTGATGTACCATGTACCTCTTTTACCTTTTTCACCATGCAATTCAGCGGGTAATTCACCTAATCTACATAGACGTGTAATCGTTTGAGGTGTCGGGGGAGTTGCACCATCTTCTTGGCTACCATAAACCCGTTTTATGAATTCAGACACTCGAATTAAACAAGACATCATTTTCTCCAAATCGATTCTTTAAACTTGGCATTGGCCAGCAGATCTGTCACTTCCGACTCATTCACGTTGTCATAAATATGAGTCATGTTGCCCCCGAACACAGTCAGTGTTCGGGTGAGGGTGGAATACTTAAATTTCATGCTGACCATCCCTCCATGTCTGACTTTGCTTGGCAGGCATTTAAAATGTTTTGTTCGTATTTCGACCCTCTGAAATATTCAGCAGGTCTATTAAGTGCATTGATGTTTGGCGCTTTCTGAATATCTTGCAGAGCAAGTTTGTAGTCATTCTCTAAGCGCGAATCGGATTCAGTCTGTAACTGTTGCTCATTTGCCTGATGTGCTTGTTTGTTCCGCTCAATGATGGCTTGAATACCTGCGCAGGTCTCATCAAATTTCTGTTGTTGAACATCATGTAGACTATTAAACCCACGTTTGATGCAGTATTTTTCTATATCAATGCCTGCTTGTTGCATTAAATGCTCAAGCTCTAAATATTGATTTCCATTGATACAGGCATTGGCAGATCCAGACAGCAACCATTGTCTGAGTAAAACGCCGTCACTTTCATTTAACTGGCGTGGTTCTAAAAACAGGCGAGTACGGTCTTTTGTCGCAACCGCAATATTGTCATGTGTCAGATCCAGTACCGTAGAAAATTCATATTCAATGCCATCACGCTGTTCTGCTTTCATCCCAATTTTTTCGACTTTCTTTTTGCCATTGTCGTTGGTTTGAATGGTTTCCATCTTTGAGCGCATGGTTACGATAATATTGATACTGGATTGAAGCATTGCATCAATAAATTTACGGTGTTGTGGTGTGACCTGACTCCAAGCACCCCATGAATTACCTTTAAAGGTTGTAGAGGATAATTTATCTACCATTTCCAAACAGCCGCCGACACCAGACCATTCATGTGTAATGCTGTCTAAAATTAATGTATCAAAGCCTGCATTCTCAGCTGCTTTAATGACTGAGATAAATTTTTCAGGTGTGTAAGGTGGTTGAATGTTGGCATGTTCAAATTCAACCAAATCATCGTAGAGTTCAGCACTACTATTTTCTGTGTCAGCTACAGCGATACGACCGCCAATTCCTTTAGCAAGTAATAAGGCTGTAAATGTTTTTCCTGAACCTGTAGGGCCAGCAATCGCCAAGCGTAATTTTGCATTTTTACGCTCAGCCTTTTTAAAGAATACTGTCATGATCTAATCCTTAATTCGACTTTGCGTTGTGGTATGCAATACGTTGGTTTGCACTATATGGTGTGCGTTGGAAGCATTCTTTTGAGAACATTTGCGCACGTTCTTTTTTACGTTGTTTCGTTACTATTTCTTTTAGATTGCGAAGAATCCACGGTTTGGCTTTGAGTAGCTGATCGCTTGCAGGTAAGCTGCCTTGTAATGATTCGATACGGATGTCAGTCAACTTGTAGTTGGTTGAGAACGTTTGTGGCCCTAAGCGAACCTGATAGCGTCCAGAATCATCACGTTTAATGAATTCTGCGAATGGGGTGTTATAGCTTTTAGTTTGCATGACAGGCTCCATTTTACTGGTTTTATCCTGTTGATATGATGCTGAAAGCTGTGTATTTACAGGGCTTTCAAGTCGTTGTACGCCGTAACTTGTCGGTTGTTTTTTGCTTATATGTGATGGAGCAAAAGATGATTGAATATTCATTCGTCAAACTCCTCTTTTTTATTTCTTAAAACAATACGAACAGGTGATTCACGGAAATTGGAATCACATTCTATATAGCCATCAAGACCATCCCGTTCTGCTTGAGTTAAGTTGTACCATTTGGCAATGTCACACTCACCACGATGTATTCCTATTGGCATATCTCTAGCCATAGAACCAACGCTAAAACCATTTTGCTTACACCACTCGCATTGCCATCTAACAAGAACGGCGTTTGTGGTGGTACTGGCTTTATTGTTTAAGGGGTAGGACATGCCGAAATTTATTGCATTGCAGTCGGTAGGCGCATTTCTACCGGGTGACGAAATCAAGGGCTTGAATGATGAACGCATTCAGGCCCTTTTAGTATCTGGCGCAATTGAAGAGTACAAGCCGCCAGAACAAACGCAGTCTAATGATTCCGCGGATGAGTTGGAAAAACTTAAAGGCGAGGTCGAGGATCTCAAGGCATCCAATAAGCAGCTTGAAACTGATAAATCAACTGCTTTGAGTGAGGTCGAAGATCTTAAGGCTAAGGTGTCAAAACTCGAAGCTGATTTAGCCACGACGACCGCAAAGCCTGCTAAGGAAAAACCTGCAGCAGATAAGGGTGCACCAGAAACCAAGTAAGGTGATTTATGTACGCGACCAGACAAGACCTTGAGGCAAGATTTGGAGCCGATGAGATAGCTAATCTTGAAGCGATGCAGACAGTTCCGGGAGCGCTTGAGGAAGCGCTTCAGGATGCATCAGAGGAAATAGATAGTTATGTTGCAGTTGCATATACATTACCTTTACCTCAAATTCCAAGCACCTTAAAACGTGTGGCCTGCAATATTGCCCGCTATCGACTTTATTTTCAGCGACCAACTGAAGAAATTGATAAACGCTATGAAGCAGAAGTGAATTTCTTAAAACGAATCGCTGATGGTAAAGCAGTTCTCAATATTCAGAATGAGCAAAATGAAGTCATTGAAGAAAAGCCAAAGCGTAACCCTAAATCTATTCCCATAGGTACGAGTTATACAGGTGGCGTTTTTAGTGATGAGCAGTTGAATAAAATGCCAAGCGTGTAGGAGGTTGTATGCCAGTTGCTATATCAGTAAGAGCGGATGGCGAATCACCAATCATGGCGTTGTTAGAGCATCTTGTTGGTTATGACAAGAAAGCCATGTTTGATGAGATCGGTGCTTATGGTGTTAGCTCTTCTGAACATCGTTTTATCAATCAATCTGATGTTGATGGGAATCCTTGGAAGCAGTCATGGCGGTCAAAGTTACAGGGTGGTGAAACAGGTCGAGATACAGGGCAGCTACTGTCAGGGCTGCATCATAATGTGTTGGCCAACGGCGTAGAGTGGGGATCGGATAAAGAATATTCGATCCCTTTTCATTT